CAGTAGTGACTCCAATTCTACTATTGGTGAAATGATTGTTGATGATGCCCACAAGTACGCCACCTGCGAAGATGAATATCGCACAACAAAGATTGCTGGCGAAACCAGAATTCCGGCTGGTCGATATAAACTGGAATTCCGGAAAGTCGAAAGCCCAATGACCACGAAATACAAAAACCGATTCCCTTGGTTTACTTGGCACATCCAAATCATGGATGTTGTAAATTTTGAAAATGTGTATATCCACATTGGCAATACCGAAAAAGACACCGACGCGTGTATCCTGATTGGTCGTGGCTCGTTGTTAAATGGAAATGGTGGTGGAACTATTACACAATCAACCTCCGCATACGAAGAGTTTTATAAGTGGTTTTCAAAAAAGGCGGAAATGCGCGAAAATGTATACCTGACCATTGTGGACGCCGACCGATGAAAGACGCTGCTTCGTTTCGCATAGACACTTTGTTGGAATCTTCTATTGCCGAGTTTGAGTCCTCGCGCGCGCCTGTGCCCGCATGTGTACATGATGCGGAATATCTGGATTACCTGAATGTCCTGAAAGAAATAAACAATCCAAATTACTTGGAAGAAGGCGTGATTGACCGATTCAAAAATATTGGTGCCGAACTAAAGAAGATTTTCAAAAATTTCAGGGAAGAAATCGTCAAGGTGGCGCAAGACACTGGTATTGGGATAGACAGCGTTGTTGCTGGTTTCCGGAATAGAAACATGTATGCCATATTGAAAGGATTTGGTTTCAGTATCAAGTCCATGCTTGGTGCGTTGTCAAAAGTATCCGAACTTTGGCGTAATGGGCTGTTTGCCGTTTTTCATGAAATTGCCAACACCGGAATGATGAAAAAAATACAGTCTGGTGCGGCTAAAGCGGACGAAATTTTGAAAAAATATCCAATCCTGAAAAAACTTAGTGGGGTATTAATCGCCGCCCTACTGGTGTATATCTGGATGAACATGACCTTTATTGGCGACCTTGATTACGATTTCAACTTTGAGGCGGTTTTCAATGCATTGATGGGAAACTTCTCCATCGAACAATTGTTCACTGGGGCTTCTGGAATCATGCTCCTGACGCTTTTCGCAACCGGCAGTATCGCGAGTGTACCTTGGCTTGGTTCGCTGCCATACAACCTCCTATTGGCTCTGGTATATACCGCAACCAAGTATGCAAAGAACAAAACCATTGCCGCCAAGCTGGATGCGTTGCGCGGAAAAATCAAATTCAAGAAAATTCCAATAAAAACAAGCACTTATAAAGCTTGACATTCCCATTTCTCACTGTTAGTATGTGGTGTCTATTATCAAGGAAATATCATGGAACGAATTAAAACTTCCGTTATTGAATTTGCAATCGCGGCTGGTATTATTATCGGCCTGATTGCTATCGTGTATGGCCTGTGGACTTTCCATCGCTGGACAAACTACAAGCTGTCATATGAAGACTATGTCGAACAAACTGTTCGTAGTCTTGTTGTTCCGCAATGTATCATTTCAACCACAAACGAAACCAAGTGAGGATTTTGTTATGACAGACGATATAAAAGATGATGAGCAAACCGTTGATACCGCGTCAATTCCTATGCCATTCGAAACATACGAACGCACTCATCATGCAACAGACCCAGATACCAACGAAGAAGTGTCATACAAATCAACCGCTGTTGTTGATAATGATAATTTGGTTGGTTATTGCGCAAGCGTGGCCAAACTGACCACTACTAGCATCGTTGCCCTAATTGACGAGGCATTTCCGGACATTGATGCGAAAAACAATGAGAAGTTTTTCATTGAACTTGCCCAAATGGTTTCCAGTGCATTGTATTTTTCCTCAGTCAAATACGAAGACATGGTGATTCAGACGATTGTCGAAAAAATCGTTATCAAGTTCGTCAAGGAAAACTACGGCATTGATGTTACCGAAGAACAATGCGCAAGGGTTGACAGTATTGATGACATGCCAACCACAAGTGATGTGCCAAAAACCGTTCATTGATGGCACCGACATTATTTAGGAACAAAACATACACCCATAATCCGATAGTCAAATTTGCTGATATTGATGCAGAAACGACTGACTCTGGGCGGGTGTATGTTTTGCCAACTGGTGAACGATATATTTCCGTCACCACATTTCTCAGCAAACTGACGGAGGATTATATTGCCGAATGGGTTGTGCGTGTGGGCGAAGAAGCGGCAAAGGAAATACAAACCGAGGCGTCCACTCGCGGAAACACCATTCACTTGATGTGTGAGCATTATCTGAACAACAGGCCGGATTTCATTCTATCCCAGTCTTCGAGAGACAGGGCATTTTTTTCAAAAATGAAGCCGATGCTCCATGCAATTGATAACATCATCGCGCAAGAAGTGGCTTTGTATTCTCATCGACTGAAACTGGCTGGGCGGGTCGACTGTATTGCTGAATACAAAGGCGTATTGTCGATTATTGATTTCAAGACCAGCAAAAAGGAAAAACAAAAAGATTGGATTCTCAATTACTTTTTGCAGTGCTGCTTGTATTCTCTTATGCTAGAAGAAATGACTGGGATTTCGATTAAAAATCTGGTGGTGATTATCGGTAACGACATGTATCCACCACAAGTGTTTCAGGAAGAGCGCAAAAAATATTTGCCTATCCTGAGAGAAAAACTTTTGCAATATCATCTTAATGATGACGGAGAGTTGACATGACAACGAAGAAAAAACCAATCATTTTGCAAGACATTGATGGGTGCCTATTATCTTGGTTATCAAAACTGCCTGAGTTTTTGGTGAAACGCGGCATTGACCCGACACGAACCATCATGGCCATTGGCAGCAACCATTATCGTTCTGGTGCCGAACTGACTGGCCTTCCAGCAGAAGAAGCCATGCGCTTGGTGTATGACTATAACCGTTCCGAGTACATGAAATATCTGGTTCCATTTCAGGATGCTATTATCCCTGTGAACTTGCTCAAAGAAGACTACGACTTTGTTGCCATTACTGCCATTGGCGACAATCCAGAATCAAAGCGATATCGCATGGAAAACCTGAATTTCTGGTTCCCAAATGCGTTCAGCGAAATCCATACAGTGAATCTTGGTGAATCAAAAACCAAGTTTCTTGAAATGTATGAACCAACTATCTTTGTTGATGACAGCCCAGAATACTGTAAAGAAGCCAAAGAGTGTGGGCACACTGCTATCCGTTTGGTTAGGGATAGTCGCCCAGACATGGTTGGGACAATGCGGTTTGATTCATTTGGTGATGTGGCCAACTATATTCTTGGACATCCGAACTGCGCCAACATAAATATAAAATGAACCACCAATAAGATTCTTATGGAAATATTCGCTTACAAATGGAATGTCCGTGAGCGAAATGATGGAACCACCAAGGTTCTTATATACGATGGTCTTATTATTGGGATAGACCTTACATTCGGGTTTGAATTCAGACTGAACCAAGATGAATTGTTCGTTCGGTCTGGGTTATTTTTTGTTGAATCAAAAGAATACAAGAAAAATGAAAAAAATATTGTGTATTGACGGTGGCGGGATTCGCGGAATATTATCAAGTGCGGTGATTGCACAATTGGAAGACATTCTTGGCACCAACATCGCACAACACTTTGACCTTATTGCCGGTACATCGACTGGTGGCATCATTTCCATTGCATTAACAAAACAAGATGATTCCGGTGCTGTTTATTCGGCACGGGAAATAACCGATTTCTATATTGAATTTGGTCGTAGTGTTTTTTCCAAACGCTTGTTCGGGGGAGCATTTTACCCAAAATACAAAAGCGAACCACTGGAACAAGCAATGGAACAGTATCTTGGACATGATATTTTTTACAAATTGTCCACCAAAGTGATGATTACGACATACGACTTGGAATCACGCCGTCCGTATTTTTTCAAAAACTGGAAAGAACGAGACTACATGTGTCCTGTTTACAAGATTGCGACGGCCACATCTTCCGCACCAATTTTCTTTCCGCCAACAAAAATTAATGACATGGTACTTATTGATGGGGCTATTGCGGCAAACAATCCGGCTATGTGCGCATATGCGGAAGCAAAGAAGCTATGGCCAAACGAAGAATTGTTGATTGTTTCTATTGGAACCGGCGATAGCAGACGGCCAATACACTACGACCAAAGCAAAAACTGGGGCGTATTTGGTTGGCTTGATAAACTGGTTCCCATCTTGTCGGATGCACCAACTGGCGTCGTTGATTATCAAATGCGCACGATAAACAGGGACGCATACATAAGACTACAGCCCCAATTGATTAAGTCTAGTCGGTCAATTGATGACGCCAGTCAAAAAAATATCACCGCGTTACTGACAGATGCTAAAATATATTGCCAAGAAAATAGTGAGCTATTAAAAGACACCTGTCGGAAAATTACGCAAAAAACCCATTGACATTGACGATGACTATCCGTATCATTCACTTTTTGATGTGACCATATCTATGCAAGAACACCCAACGATTCCATCCACATCCGCATTTTCGCAAATGATTGAACAGACAGTCCATGATTCTAATGGGCAGTGTAGCTATATGGAAGCGGTCGTTGATTATTGTGAGCGTAATGATTTGGACATAGAGGCGATATCCAAATTGATATCGCCATCACTGAAAGACAAAATCAAAGAAGAAGCAACCCAGAAAAATTATTTTCCAAAATCTGCAAAACTTCCCATATGACAGTGTTGGCTCATAATTACAACAATGCGTTGGAAGGTTACGACGCATACAAAAAATACCTTGCGGTCAAACGACATTTCACAAGCAATGATTATGATTTTTTCGAATATGAGGGTGTGGTTAGTTGCACCGAGAATTCGTTCTTGAAACGAAACGACAAATACATGTTTGTCAAACTGCAACGCAAATATGGTACTGGACTGGACTTGATATCGTTTCTAGTGTCCATATTAAAAGACAATCCATCGACTTGGGTTGGTGGCTTATTAAACGATGAATGTCATGCCAAGCACTTAGCAAGGACAAAGACATTATCCGGATTCGGATATAGGTTCAAACAGGACATCGAATTACTATTTGATGAGTTGCGAGTAACCGATAAACAATCTTTCGTCTCCATGTTCACTGTATCTGGGGACAAAACATATCCGCCTATCGTGGAATATTGGATAACGGGAAGAATACAGCCAGAGACAATCATTGTTCTCAACGCGTATTGTGACTTTTTTCCATACCTTGATAAGCAGATTGGTGAGCAAGATTCTTGGGTTATTCTCAGGGACAATGCACTAAAATATGAGCCGTTTGTGATGTGTGGCGTAAACATGAATTCTGCATATGAATTTTTGGATACGCTGATGAAACAATACAACATAAGCTAAACAAGCGTACATACGGAGTACAAAAACATGGCAAGTTCATTTGCATCCATGAAAAAGAAACGCGGTTCAAACATCCAAGACCTTCAGAAAAAGCTCGAAGCTGCCGGTAAGAATGGCGGTAACGATGACCGTTTCTGGAAACCAACCGTCGATAAGGCGGGTAATGGGTATGCCGTGATTCGTTTTCTTCCAGCACCGCCAAACGAAGAAGAAGATTTCGTAAAACTGTGGAGTCACGGGTTCAAAGGCTCAACCGGAAAATGGTACATCGAAAACTCGTTGACCACTCTCGGACAAGATGACCCCGTTGCGGAATTGAATTCCTACTATTGGAATGTGTTGAAAGATGAAGATACCGCGCGCGCGCGTAAGCGCAAGCTGGCCTACATCGCCAACATCTTGGTCGTGGAAGACAAAGCCAATCCGGAAAACAACGGAAAGGTGAAGCTGTACAAATTCGGTACCAAGATTTTGTCAAAAATCCAAAGCGCCGTAAAACCAAAATTCGAAGACCAAGAAGCATTCAACCCATTCGATTTGTGGGAAGGTGCTGATTTCACTCTTCGTATCGCAGAAGAAGACGGATATCGTGGGTATTCGGAATCATCGTTCAAGTCGCAATCTGCTGTAGCGGAAACCGACGAAGAAATCGAAGCAATTTGGAGACAGGAACATAGTCTGCAACAGTTCGTTGCGCCAGACCAGTTCAAGCCATATGACGAACTCAAAAAGCAATTGGAGTCTGTTATTGGTCAGAGCATGGACAGCATTATGAACAAGGAAGCGACCGACCATCCTGCCCAAAGTTCACCTGAGCCACAACGCAAATCTGCGGAAGCGTCTCAGCCACGAACTGCCGAAGATGATACGGACGATAGTCCACCATTTGACACAGACGATGACAGCGACGATGCAGAAGCGTTCTTTGATAATCTGTAATTGATGTGATGTACTTTGGGGGGATGAAAACATCCCCCCTTTTTTATGATGCGCCAGCCAAGTTTCTTCTTGATAGCGAATGTAATGTACTTTCTGAATTGCGTTTTTCCGGAACAGTTGCTATGACAGTTTTTCCACCAGATACATTGTTGCTTACATTGGTTGTGTTTGGTGCAATGATTTGAACCGGCTGCGAAGACAGTTCCGCGTTTTCGGTCGTAAGTGCCGCCAATGTATTACCAGTCTGTGGTGCTGCAATTTCTTGGCGAAGAGAAAGTATCTCGCGCTTTCGTTGTTCCAGTTCGTCTTGTTCTTCCGGCGACAGCCCAGTTGTTTTTTGTTTTTCGAACAGTGCATTGACTCGTTTCGCATTCAAGTCACGCAAGTTTGACAGTTCAGAAACGCCCATAGTAGCGCCAGGAATCTCGGATGTCCGGTCTCCAATTTCCGGCGCGGCCATTTCTTGGTCTGGGCTGGCACCAAGCAACCCCTGAACGAACCCAAGACCCTGTATCGACTCTGGTAACAAGTTAAATATTGTCTGTGGCAATCCTTTGATGAAATCAAATATTCCACCGAAGAAACTAGCAACATCGTCAATCATATCTGAAATACTATCCGAAAACTTCTGATAAATGATATCACCCAAGCTCACAAAACCGTCAATAATCATTTGACCAAACCCAGCCAAACTTTCAAGGAAATTCCCACCAAACAAATCAGAAAATATCTTTGCAAATTTTGGAGTCAGTTCGTTTGACAAATCCAAATCTATTCCGAACAATCCGGCAATAGCGTCAACAATACCAAACAATCCGCCAACAGCAGAACCAAGACCAGCAGCGACTTTATCCATGAAACTTAGGTCGGCTAAATCTTTTCCGAGAATTTCTGCTGCGTTATTGAACCCTTTGAAGAAATCGACTATTGCGAATAAAGGAAGTAAAAATTTTGAAAAAACACTACCAGCAACCCGCAGGATTTTTGTAAACGGGGATAATACTTTCAAAAACGGTTTTAGGTGTTTTGTAAGTGGCTCCAGTTTTGCGGCTAATTTTGAAAATGTTGATTTTACTGGGGCGAAAATTTTACCAATTCTTTCTGATATTTCCACGAATGGCTTTTTAATATGAACACCAATCCCCTTAATCTTTCCAAGAATGGTTTCTTTCAATCCGATTAATCCGAATATAACGGAAGAAATTATATCTCCAATAATAGAAGATGATTTTTTATTGTCTGTTGGTGCCAATTTTTCAAACGACTTTTTCCCAGCAGCTTCTTTTTCTGATTCTAGTTGGGCGAAATTGTTACTACTGCCTTCCCGCTGTAAATCCAATTCTTCTTTCTGGATTGCCAATTGTTCCTGATACAGTTTTTCGATGCGGCTGTTATCCAAAGCTTGGAATGCGTCTTTGTCCCACACGGCAACCAGTGCCATAAGCGCATCCAGCGAATCTTTTG